TTATATTGCTCTGCAAATGTTTCTTTAACAAAATTTGCTTCTTCATATGTAATGCTGCAATCTAGTGTTACACGGCAATATGTTTTCTCTGCTAAAAAGTCACTAGGATTATCAATCAGCTTACTTAGTGGCAGCGTTCTGTATTTTGGAGCATCTGGCCAAGTTATATATTCCATTGTGCCATCCCAATCTAAAATCATCATACCACGCTCGTCATCCCAAGCATCAGCATAGTTATGTGGGAAAGCATTACCAGTATATACAACGTTTCCACGTTCTTGTCTTTTGTGAAAATGTCCACTAAAAACCTTATCTGGTCTGTTCAAATCATCAACTTTTAGTCCACCATGATCAGGCATTTGTACAAGTGCATTCATATAAAAACTTGGAAGTTCAAAATGTCCAAACATATATTTGCAGTCAATCTCTTTTAGCTTGCGCCATTCGTCATCAACTAACCAAGGAATAAACGCTACCCCATCTTCAACAAATGCACCATCATTTATCATTCTTATATTGTTGTAGTTTGCCACCATAGGCACACTATGTATTTCTCTCTTTTCTCGATAATATAAATCATGATTACCTGTAATCATTATTACTTCATCAAAGTTATCATTTAGTCTTTCTAAATTACTATGTGTGTAATTAAGTGTGCTAACATTAATACTTGCACGATTATGGTGCCAGTCACCAAGGAAGAAGCATTTTTTAATGCCTCTCTTGTGTGCTTCTTCAATCATCCAAATAATAAATTCTTCACAATCAATGTTGTGTGTTCGTGAGTTATTCTTCATACCAAAATGAATATCAGTAAAGATAACAGCCTTATCAAAGAACATATAAGTTTCCTATTAGATTTTTTCCACTCGATCGTTAAACCAGTTACGTCTAACTCTATACGCTTTTTCGTATTTGTCAAGTGCGTCTTGTAAATTTTCGTCGTCAGATATTTCTAGATATTCCAATATCATTTTAACTTTTCTGTAATCAAACCAAACTGGATCTCTTATATATAATGCATTAGGATTGTGTGTTAATGTAATATCTAAGTTGTTTGGCTGATGTTTTAGTACCTTATCTTTAATTAATTCTCCAATATCATCTTTTTCTTTTAGTTCAGGATAATCTGTATTATCAAGTAAATAAGAATGTAGCCCCCAATGCATAAAATTAAGTTGCCACATATATACAAGTTTTCCATTATCAAAATCTTCATGCATTTGTTTATGAAATTTAGCATACCAAATTTCTTTCCATTGGCCTACTTCTTCACCATTAACATACATATGATCGCGCCACCAAACTTCACTATCCCTATCTATTTGTTCGTGATCTAAAGGCCTAAAAGCATGGGTAACAACATAATGGAAACAGTCTTCCAAAGGATCCTGATCACAAATTATTAATTTGTCACAGTCTATTTTTTGATCTGCATATTTTAATTCTCCAAAAAAATTACTCCATACTAGCATGTCATAATCTTTTTCAAACTTTCGCATAGGTTCAATTATATCACCGCGAACGTTCTCCATAAGCCTGTGGCATTCAATATATTCATCATCACTACGATTATCTAATATTAATGTAGAGCGTTTAGGATCTAAATCCTGTCTTTTATCATCAATATGAGGTGCATGATATGATTGGGGACCAATGCCTTCTTTATGACACAACCACCAAGCTATACTATCCTGAGTGCCATTTTTTGCACCGTATATAACAGTAAACATACTAATCCCTTTTTGCTTCTACTTTTTTATTAATAAGTTCCTGTGCATTTTCCCATTCTGCATTAAACAATCTTGTGCTTGATGGATTTAGTCCTTCTTCTTCTAGTAAATCATCTCTGATTTCTTGACTACGTTTTTCTAAATTTAATACACGTGTAAAGCTATTATTGATTGCTGCGGTATAATAAGCAAATGGATTAGCACTTTTTGCTTCGTTAAACTGTAATCCAATTTGTGTTAGTTGTAACAATGCCTGTCCACGCATCTCATCTACGTAAGTGTAACCGCGCCAATTGCTTCTCATACTATAACGTTCACACAATTTCATATACATACTTGCTAAACGATTGTTTGTTTTACCATGAGTTGTACTAAATGCACCGTTACCTAATCCACCTTCCCAATGACTTCTAGCAACCTCTTCCCAACTTCCATCTTCTTTATAATTGTAATGTTTAAAAGGAGGGAAGTTACATTTTTCATGATAATCTGCTTCTGTTTTAGGTTTGTTTTTCCTATTCTCTTTAGGCACATGATCAAATGTCATAACACGGATTACAACATCTGTGCTTGGAATAGTTTCAATATCTACAGCAAAGTCAGCAGCTTTTGGCTTTGTTTTCTTGCCTGTAAGTCCTTGTTCCCAACGCTTAACTTCAGCTTCATGAGCTGCACGTTGCAATCTTGTAGCACGAGTTTGTCTTGCTAGTTCAATAATTTCTTCGTCTATCTCATCTAAATCATTTACAATTGCATCAAATACTCCGTACTCATCGTCTTTGATCCAACAGTAAGACATTTTAGAGTTATGTATTTCTTTCAATAAGTCTTTGTTAGTTAAGTAAAATTGTTTAGGGGCTCTGGCCATATATTTCTCCTAGTTACGAACATTGTATAGTTAACATACACGAAAGTCAATCGATATTTCAATAGTATAAATACTATTGGAGAATATCTATGTTAATTAATGAAATTATAAATCTGACTGAAGATGCTAACAATGTTGTAGTTTTCTATGGTGGTCGCTTTCAACCTATGCACCAAGGTCATAGAGATGTTTATAAACATCTTGTTCAAAAGTTTGGCGCTTCTAATGTATTTATCGCCACTACTTTTAGCCAAAAAGCTCAAAAAGCTCATGCGGCAGGAGACTTTAGTAGTGATCCTTTTACTTTTGATGAAAAGAAGCAACTAGCAACAACAATGTTTGGAATACCAGCAGACAAAATTATTAACAGTAATCCTTATAGAAGTGAACCTTCTACTGTAGGGTTAGATAATACTAAAACAGCATGTGTTTTAGTATTTGGTGCAAAAGATGCAGGACGTTTGGGAGGAGGTTCAGTGCAACCTTTACCAAATGATATGAAAAATTTACAACCACATAGTGAAACAATTTACTATTATGAAGCACCACTTATGCAAGGCGGCATGAGTGCAAGTGACTTCCGTGAAACGATGGCAAGTGATGCATCTCCAGAAGATAAACAAAAAGCATTCCAAAAGTTTTATGGTTCTTTTAATGAAAAGATTTTCAAATTTATTGAGGACAGATTAACATGAGCGGAGGTATAAGCCAAAGTCAAAAAGTGATGCTAGGATTAAAGCAACCAGGAAAGCCATTTGGTTATACTGGTTTATTAGCACCTTTAAGCCAAACTAATGGAATTTTGTTTCCTTATACTCCTACTATACAAATGAGCCATAGTGCAAACTACGGTGCTTTTGATATAACGCATGGTATGTATGCGCCTAATTATTATGTAAATACACCAGCACCTGTTATTAGTTTAACAGCCATCTTTACAAGTAATACAATAGACGAAGCAAAGTATACTATTGCTAGTTTACATTTTCTAAAGTCTCTTGTAAAATCAGACTTTGGACAACAGCGAAGAGCTACAGCAGGTACACCACCTCCTATTTGTAAATTTTTTGCATACGGACAAGTTCATGCTGAAAATACACCTGTTATTGTAAAAAACTTTGGCTATACCCTTACTGAAGATGTTGACTACGTAAGTATAGGAGTTGACTCTATAAATGAAGGTTTAACAGATGCTGACGGTTTAGATCGCACAAGTGACTTACCAGAACAGTTTAATGCTGGAACAGAAATAATTGAGGACTTTGACGTAACTTCTAACGGTACAGTTAGTATACCTACTCAACTTCTTATGCAGATAGAGTTAGGAGTACAAATGGCTCCTAGTAATGTAAGAAAAGAATTTAACATCAAAAGTTTTGCAAGTGGCGGTAGCTTGTTAAGCAAAAGAGGATATATCTAATGACAACTTATAGAACAGATAGTGTATATAGAAATACTGGTGTAGTTAATAACAAGTACTTAGGTATTTGGCAGCCAGGGTCTTTAGATATAGAAAATACTAACACAGAAGATTTTACTATTACACCAAAATATGAAAATAGACCAGATGTGTTAGCACATGACTTATATGGAAATAGTAAATTATGGTGGGTGTTTGCTCAGTTTAATCCAGACACTCTTAATGATCCTATAATAGATTTTATATCAGGTTTAAAAATAAAAATACCAACAAGGTTCAGTTAAAATGGCAAAAACAGTTCCTGACAATTGGATGAGCAAAGTAGACTCAGGTACATATAAGTTTACTTTATATATTGTAGATAGTGATTTATATAACAATCCTGAAATACTTGCAACAAATGATTCAGCTGCATTACAAAGTGGCAAAGCAGTAATTATTGCTGAAAGCGGTGTTACTGGTGCTTATAGTATTGAAAATATAATAATACAAAGCACAATTAATCCAGGCGCAAGCACTGGCTTTAGTACACCTTCAGGATTTGTTTTTGAAATTTATGAGCCTTTAGGATTTAGTTTACTAGACAGAGTTTTGACAGTAGGAAGAAGAATGGGTAGACCTGTCAACTTTCCTAGTCAAGCATATATATTAAAATTAGAATTTTTAGGAAGAGATCCTACTACTGGAGGTAGTGTGAAGTATCCAGGAATATATCTGTATAATTTGCGTATTGCTCAAATAAGAGCAAGTTTAGGTCCTGCAGGCGCCAAATATTTTTGTGTAGCTAACAGTATAATAAAAGCAAGTCAGGTAGAAACTGTAACTAAAACAGATATCACTGCTAGTGGTATTAATACAGTAGGAACATTTGCTTCCAGTTTACAAAATGCACTTAATGAAGCAGAGATTAATTTATTAACAGAAGCAGAAAAAAAATCAGGTGTTAAGCCGCAACGAATTTTTAAAGTTGAATTCGATGATAGTGCTACTATAAAACAAGATCCCGTTAGAAGGGTTAAACGTTTTGATTTAATAAGTGCGCCATGGGCTGGTACTGCCAATAGTGCAGGAGGAGATAGCAAGCCTAGTGACATGGATGATGCTGATTTAAGATCCATAACTATAAACAATGAAACACAGCTATCTGCTAAAATTACAGAACTTATAGAATTAAATGTTCCAAGTTTTAGTACCTATGTAAAGGATGCAAGAGAAAATAGTTTTATTGTACCTAATATATTTGTTACTACAACAGAAAGAACTTTATTAGAGAACGATAATAATACAAATAAAGAACGTTTGGAAATAACATTAAAAATACACGTAGGCGGAACATTTACAGTACCTAGAAGCATAGCAGCAGAACAAGAAAAACTTCAAACAACTCGCAGTATACAAGAACAAAGATTTGATAGCTTACCTATCCTTAAAAAATATAACTATTTGTATACAGGAGAAAATACTGAGATATTGGATTTTCAACTAGACATTGAACAACTTTTTGTTACAGCACAGTCGCCAGCAGCAGGTATATATTATGCTGACAACAATCAACAATTTACACCTACAAACGCAATTAAAATTACACAAGACGAAGGCGGTGCAGTATTAAGAACTGAATCACAAGAAAGAGAACGAGCTGGCGGTATATTTTTAAGCGATGTTGAATTAATTAAAATAAATGTAAATCAAAGTACAGTATATGATAGAATACCAGCCTCACCGCACAATCAACAAGTAAGCGAAACATTAAACGAAACAGATAGAATTGAATCACATATAGCTGGACAAATGGCAAGACGAGATTCAGATAGTCAGAATTTAAATATGGAAATTAAAGGAGATCCTTTTTGGTGCGGAACACCAGATGCAATTAGGCCAGGTGCAACCTTAAGTGTAGGCGATGCACTAGGAGGTGATGCAATGATTGGATTTTTAAATTTCCAGGCAAATGAAAAGGATCTATTAATAGATCAAAATAGAGGTCCTGTAGATTTAATTAGTACAGGAATATATAAAGTTGTAAAAGTAGAAAGTAAATTTCAGATGGGTCAATTTACACAAACGTTAGAAGGATTCAAAGATGAACAAACAAACACTTTTTTAACACTAGATCAATTAATTAATATAGAGGTAGATTAATGGCAGGCAATTATATTAAAACAACAGGCTATAAAGTAGCAGGACGAGCCAAAGCAGAAAGAGAATATAATGTTCACAATCTTTCTGGAATGTATATTGGTCAGGTTGTTAATAATAGTGATAGTCTTAATACAGGTAGAATTACAGTTCGTATAAGTGATTTTGGCGGTAAAGAAACAGAACGTGTTTGTTTACTAGCAACTCCTTTTGGAGGGTATACTCCAATTTTAGAATCAGGCGATGATGAAAAACAGTTTGGATCAGAAGGTGAAACTGATAACGGTGCTCCTAAAAGTTATGGTATGTGGAGTCAGCCACCTGATATTGGTACTAACGTAGTTGTTATGTTTACACCTAGCATGGAACAAGGTGTGTATATGGGCAGCTTAATTGCAAAAGATAGAAACTATATGATGGGCGGTAATGCAAGTGGCAGCGCATACTTAGACGGACAAACTACATTAAGCCCTACTAGTGAAAAGAATGCATACGATACAAATGATGCTGATACAAGACCAGCTAATCCTGAAAAATTTTCTACTCTAATAGAACAAGGCACAGCAGGAGACTTTGTTAGAGGACACAGCCAAAGTAGCGCAAGGAGAGAATCTCCTAGTAAAGTATTTGGCATAACAACACTAGGCGGACACACACTTACACTAGATGACGGCAATGGTTCCAGTCAAAATATTCGAATTAGAACAAAAGGTGGCGCACAAATTTTATTAGATGACAGCAACGGCTTTATTAATGTTATAAACCAAAACGGCAGTGCTTGGTTTGAATTAGATGCTGAAGGAAGAGTAGACATGTATAGTCAGGGAGGCGTAAGTATTCATACTGAAGGCGACTATAACGTACACGCAAAAGGCAGTATTAACATGCAAGCAGACCAAGGTGTAAATTTTAAAAGTACAGGTAGCGAAGGTTTAAAACTAGAGTCTAGTGTAGGTAGTATTGACATTTATAGTGCTATTGACACTAATATTGAAGTAGCCGCAAACCATCATGTAAAGGTTTCAGGCAATTATATTCAAACTGCAGGTAGAATAGATATGAACGGTCCAGCAGCTAATAGTGCTACACTAGCTACTATACAGGCACAAACTGCAAACCAAAATGTATTAACAAGTATCGCAGGTCGTGTTCCAGAACATCAGCCTTGGTTAGGTAATAGTAGTGTAGAAGAATCATTCACACCAGGTAAAGGAAATGTATCATAATGTCAGTCATAACTTTACCTAATACAATTACAAGCAAAGATCTTATTAGCTTTGATTTGTTTCCAGTAGCAAACGCATGGGCAGCAACAGAACTAGTACCCCTTAAAAATTTAGAGGCAAGTGATAAGATTTTAAACTACGCTATACGCCATATAAAATGGTCTGGATATAGTTATACAAGTATTGACAAAAATACAAAGATAGGATATAATTTAAGTGTTGAAACTGAAGGTGACGGCTTGACAGAAAGTTCTGCCTATAACTTATGGATAGATGACTGGAAAGAAAAAGAGAGAAAATTTAAAAAGATATTTCCTTTAGATGCATGCACACAAAGTCAGTATGATGGCTTGCTAAGTTTATATTACTTTACTGGCGAATTTGCATCTGTAGGTACAGAAATAAGAAAGTTTAAATTATCAGAATATATTCAGAATAGACAATGGGAATATGTTGCTACGGCTATGACTCTTGCAGGTGGTAAGAATCGTGTAATGAGACAGGGCGAAGCTAAAATTATAATGTTAGCAGACTACGGTATTCCAAAAGACCGTACATTAATTAAAGAACAAGGACTACAAGAGTTAGTTAAAAAATATCCAGATAGATTTATAAGCGACAAAGCCAAAGCTCAAGCTGAGTATGTATACTTTGCAGAAACCAAACGGTTCCTCCCCAATATGAGCGAGTCCAGAAAGCGATTGTTGGCCCAACTCCTCAAATAGAAAGACAAAAAATGCAAGCCAGTGTACTATTATTAAACGCAGATGCCCAACCACTCAGTTTACTCCCACTTAGCACAATTAGCTGGCAAACGGCTGTAAAAGCACTCTACAGCGAAAAAGTTTTTGTTATTAAAAATTACGAAGGTTTATTCTTAAACAGCAATACTATTAGTTTACCTTTACCTAGTATTGTTATGCTTAACAGCTATCACAGGCCTCCCTTAAGAGCAAAGTACACTAGGAAAAATCTTTACATAAGAGATGACTATAATTGTCAATACTGTGGCAACAAGTTTAGCTACAGTGATCTTACTATTGACCATGTTATCCCAAAATCTAAAGGCGGTAAACTTACATGGGAAAATAGTGTTGCTGCATGTAGAGAATGTAACTTCAAGAAAAATGATAAGATTATCAAGCCTATTAGGAAGCCTGTAATGCCTAGTTGGCATCAGCTCAACTTTGCTAGTAGAAATTATAAAACTACTATACCAGATCCTGGTTGGCAAGAGTTTATACAATGGCCTACAGAAAATCTTGTTATAAATGACAATCCAGTAAGTTTATAAACATAGCACTTAATTTTTAGCATAAATATTAATATGACTAAAATTATAGGCTACAGTACCATTAATTCTGAATATACAAGTGAATTGCTAACTGGCATGGAGTTAGCAAAGCAAGACCTAGTCAATCATTTTAATATTAGAAAAGGAGAGAAATGGACAGATCCTGAGTTTGGTAGTAATTTGCCATTCTTAGTATTTCAGCCTTTAGACGAATCAACTATATTAGAAATAACAGAAGATGTAAGGGATGTTGTAAGTAACGATCCTAGATTTGAAGTTGACAGCAACACTGTTAATGTAAAAACTGACGAACATTATATCACTGTAATTGTTAGATTAATATATTTACCAACAACAACTGCAACAGAGTTGCAAATTAAGTTCGATAAAGATTTCGAACAAGACGTAGAGTTTTAAAAAATGGCACAAAATACTAGACAAAATAAACTTTTTGCGGCAGAAGACTATACAGTAGTTTATGAATCATATGTAAATGCAAACTTTCAAGCATACGACTATGATACAATTAGAACTACTATGGTTGACTATGTACGTAATACATATCCAGAAAATTATAATGATTGGATCGAAAGTTCTGAATTCGTAGCACTGCTTGATGTAGTTGCACAGTTTGGACATAACTTAGCATTTAGAGTTGATCTTAATGCAAGAAACAATTTTTTAAGTACAGCAACAAGACAAGATAGTATTTTTAAACTAGCAGACTTTTTAGGATATTCTCCAAGACGTAATGTGCCAGCGTTTGGTGAAATGAAGGTTGTTACAGTTAAAACAAACGAATCAGTTATTGGTAGCGAAGGTACAAGTCTTGGTGGACAAGAAATTAAATTTGATAACACTGTAAGTGCAAATAACATTGACGATTTTATTACAGTAATGAATGCAGTATTCCAGTCAAGCAACAATTTTGGTAGCCCTAAAAAGCAAGTGATGTTAGACGGTATTAGCACACAGTTTTATGATTTAAATAACGGTGCAAATCAAATTAAATTTGATGTTAATGGCTTTGCTGAAGGTAAAAGTGTTAACTATAACTTGATTAGTGTAGACTACGACACTACAACAGATACAATTACAGAAAAAAATCCTGACCCTAATGGATCGTTTGGTGTTTATTATAAAAATGATGGACGTGGACTAACAAGCAATGACACTGGCTTCTTTGTAGGAGTTAAACAAGGTACACTACAGTTTGATGATTTTGTAATTGAAAATACAATTGATAACCTAACATTAGATATTAACACAGACAATATTAATAATTCAGACATCTGGGTACAAACAATTGACACAGACGGCAATGTAATAAAAACTTGGACAAAAGTATCAGATACAGCAAGCAACAATGTAATTTACAACAGTTTTGCAGGCGGTGTTAGAGATATTTTTAGTGTAAAAACTAGAGCTAACAATCAAGTAAGTATTAAATTTCCAGATAAAACATTTGGTACATTACCAACAGGAAACATTCGTGTGTGGTATCGTGTAAGTGAAAATAGCACATACACTGTGCGTCCAGATGATTTATCAAATAAAAAGTTAAGCATTAACTATCTTGGACAAGACGGAAACTTTTACAATGCTGTAATGACTGTCCAACTAAAAAGAAGCATTACAACTGCTACAAGTAATGAAACACTAGATAGTATTAAGGAAAATGCACCTAAAAATTATGCAGCACAAGATAGAATTATTACTGCACAAGATTATAATAGCATACTGCAATCACAAGTAAGTGGTGTTAAGAAAATTAAAAGTGTAAACCGTACCTTCGCAGGACACAGTAGGTATATTGACTTCAACGATCCAACAGGACAATATAGTAGCTTAGATATTTTTGGCAAAGACGGATCTTTATACAAAGAAGATTTTGTAGAATCTGCAGAATCTAATGTAGGCGAATCATCTAACCAAATATTTGAAAAACATATTAAAGGACTATTAGATAATGATGGTTTAGTAAATTTATATTACGATAAATTTAGGCTAAGTTTTGAAAATGAAAAAATAAATTACAATTACTCTCCTACGTTAACAACAGATAATACATTTGGAGATAATGGTTTTATTTGGACCAGTACTAGTCAAAATAATACTACAGCAACTTCAGGATATTTAATTAGTAAACTTCCTGGCGCTGGCACAGATCCAGTTAGGGTAGGTAAATCTCAGTCTAACTATCTTAAATTATTTACAGTAGGCGCATTAATAAAATTTAGAACTGATAGCACTAATGGTAGTGAAAGCATATGGGCAAAAGTTACAAATATTTTTGTTGATGGTTTAGGAATAGATAAAACAGGAAGCCAAGCAGGTATTCCAAGTGGACTTACTTCTTCAGGTAAAGGTGCAATTACATTAGATACTATTATACCTAATGGTAGTGTTATTGAAATTATATATCCTAGCCTATCTAGAAAATTTTCTACAAAAGAAAGTGACATAATTAAGACATATTTAAAAGCAAATAGAAATTTCAGTCTTTCATATGATTATGCATCTAGTATATGGAATATTAAAGATAACATCTCATCTGTTAATGTAGATGAGGATTATACTAATTTAGGTAAAGATGACTGGATAATTAATGCTCAATATGATAACAGTTTACAATCTTATTCATTTAAAATGAGAACTACAAGATACTATATGTCTAGTGTAAAAGTAAGTTTTAGTAATATTACTAACGAAAAGCAACTAGATACTTTTACAAACAAAGCGTTTAGAGATAGTATTAGTATTACAGGATTAGTTGGACAGCCTTTAGGAAATTTAGGTAAGTTTTATATTTACGGATATAATACAGATCAAGACGGCGTAACTGACAGTAGCAAGGTAATTTTAAGTATTATAGATGCAGATAACGATAGTAGACCAGAAAATCCAGATGCATTTTATGATATTGTAGGTAATAATACAATTGCTAATAATGTAAGATTTGAATGGGAACATATTGCTAATAGTAATGAGGTTATTGATCCTAGCTTTACAAACATAGTAGATGTTTTTGTTTTAAATAGTGGATATGATACAGAATACAGAAATTGGTTAACAACAAATGTTGGAGACGAACCATTGCCTCCAAGTGTATATAGTTTAACAAAGCAGTTTGATAGTATCAAATCTAAAAAAGCAATGAGTGATACTGTTGTGTATAAACCAGTAAAATACAAGCCTTTGTTTGGACCTAAGTCAGATCCAAAACTAAGAGCAAAATTTAGAGTAATTAAATTGCCAAACACAAACTTTACAGATAACGATGTAAAAACAAAATGTGTCAAAGCAGTAGCAGAATACTTTGAAATTAATAATTGGGACTTTGGAGAAACTTTTTACTTTACAGAACTAGCTGCATATGTACATAAGCAACTTGCAGGTATTATTAGTAGTTTTGTAATTGTACCACAAAGTTCAAACAGTGTATTTGGAAATATGTTCCAAGTTACACCAAACTCAGACGAAATTTTTATTCCTGATGTAAGTTTAACAGATGTAGATATTATAGCAAACATTACAGATGAAAACATTAGAATAGGACAATAATAATGGCTAACAACAAAAAGAGAGCTGGCAAGCAAACTAACAAAAGCATCAAGACTAGTAAGTTTTTACCAAGTGTATTTCAGACCAATCTTAATAAGAAATGGTTAGATAGTACTCTTGACCAAATGGTTAGTAAAGGCAACTTACAGGATTTAGATGGTTATATTGGTAGCGAAGAAGGTAGGTTAAAAATACCTAGCGATGTATATAATAGTGCAAAATATTTAGAGCCAGCTATTGTTAGTAAAAATAAAGACGGATCTATAGACAAAGTAATAACTCATGATGACGTAAGAGATATTAAGTTAAGTACTTTTGGAAATTATAATTTTTCAGCAGCCTATACAAGTAGTAGTTACTTTTATAGACCTCCAGTTGATATCGATAAGTTTGTAAATTTTGGTAATTACTATTGGGTAGAAGAACTTCCAGTATATGAAAGTGTAGATAATACAAGTACAGATAGAGATATTACCTCAGAGGCAAATAATAGATTAACATATGAATTGAAAGACAAGAACGAATCCTTTTTAATAGAAGATGGTATGTTGATTAAATGTGTAGGCACAGGATGGTCAACAGATTGCAAAGACAAAACTTATCTTGTTACTGGCGTAGGAAGCAACATTACACTTATTTTATACAAAGATGAAACAGGAAATAAAGTTTACAACAACTTTAGCCAAGCCTCAATTAGGCAAAGTGACTTCTGGGATAAAAGTAATATTACAACCTTATCGCCTAACACAAAAAGTCAATATTATGACGCTTTCAAATCTCCTTTTCAAATGCTTGATGATTATTTTGTAGCACAAGAAGGACCAAACAAGGCTCCATTATTTGATGGATTTATTTTTACAAATGATGAAGAAGGTATGATTGATCAGTTTATAACTGGACAGATTGTAATGTTTTCAGAGGATTGGAATTTAGACAGTATTAACGAAGGCAATCCAAACGGTGTATTAAATGAACAAGACTTAATGATTCCTATGGTAACTCATATTGAAAATGGTAAGCAAATGCTAGTGAAGCTTTATGATACACAAGCGGTAGGTACACATAATCCTCCTAAAAGATATGAACTTGTAAGAAAAGAAGGAGTATTTTCTGATTCTCAATTTAACAAATATTATGATGAATTAGAAGGTTGGGACTCAGAAGAATGGGATAGCAGTGTTAGTGATATAATTATGAAAGATTATATTTTAATAAACAGAAACTGTAAATATCAAACTGCTTGGAGTAGAACAAATTTCTGGGTACATAAAAATACAGTAGATAAAGTTAGAAAACTGACAGGTGTTTCTTTATATAGAGAAAACTATATTAATTTAAATAGAGTCGCTAAAAGACCAATTTTAGAATTTGATAGCAACATGCACTTATATAATCACGTAAGTGGTTATAAAACTGATCAATTTAAAGGCACTATTGACTTTTATCTAAAAAGAGAAGGAAAATATATACCACAAGACAATGGTTCTTCTTTAAGTTTTTATGAGCCGTCTCCTGTGCCTACGGGTAGTACAATTATATTTGATCATACAGAAAATGATGAAGATAGATATAAAAAAGTTTATCGTGTAAAAACAGATTTTACTTTAGAAGAAGTTTTTACACCATCTAAAGATGATGTTGTAGTAATTACAAATAGTACAGATTATAATTTTAGAGATGCAGACTTATATTACAATGGTAGATGGATTAGTGGCCAACAGAAAACAAAAATTAACCAAGCACCATTATATCAAGTATATGACTATAATAAAACTAAAGTACAAGAACTTTCTCAAACAAAATTTAAAGGTAATACTATTTTTGGTTATAAAATTGGCACAGGCACAAATGATACAGAATTAGGATTTCCCCTTAGCTTTAAAGATGGACCAAAGGGCGCAGAATATCTATTCGAAAACTATTTAGATACTGCGTTATATGAAAGTGTTTATAGAAGTGAATATAATTTAAATGTAAGTAATCATAGGAAGTTGGACAATCAATTATTTTTTAAAGTAAGAGATGAACTAAAGTTTAACTACGAACTTAGTAAGATGCCGCACGGCTCAAGAGAAAAGTATAATTATACAATTACAGATACAAATAATTTAGAAATACCTTTTGGCTTTAATAATTGGAGAACTGATACAAAAGTAATGCTGCATAGCTACTTTGGAAAAGAGATGGTAACTGAGCTTGTAAATCCAGGTATGTATAGTAATAGAACTAAAGGTAATAATAGACACATTGTTGCTTCTCCTAATAATGTAATGGAGATTGTAAACTTAATTGAGAATAATGAAGTTATATTCCTAACACCTGAAGGTGAAGATATAGAAACACTGTCAGATGCAGGCAATCCATATATCAACTTACAAATTACAAGATTAAATTCTAGTGTTACAGAATTTCAATTTACACAAGATAACGTTGGATTAATAGTAGAGATTAAAAACTCACATGTAGATTATCCTGAAAGTATATTTTTAACTATTAGTAATAAGTCAGATGACATTTACTATAAATTATCAGTAAATGGTAAAAAAATATCTAGACAAGATTATAACATTAGTTTAGATAGAATAAGTGTTAAGTCTAATAAATTTAATGTAGGAGATATTGTTGACTTAGAATTTTTAAGTAATGGTAATACTATTCCTGAAACTCAAGAATATAATCCTAACAACAAATTAATTGATACCTTTACTATTACAGAGACACTAGATCATTGGAAATCATTATTAAATTATGTTCCTGATTTAACTGGAGATAGTATAGGCGAAAACAATTATAGTGAAACAACCAAGCTGATAGGCTATGGTGGTGGAAAAATATTTGTACATGAAGATGTCAGTATAACACATGATATCAACTATAGTGACAATGCCCTTAATATTACTGGCGCTCTTCAAGAGCAAGGTAAAGATTGGGATAGTTTTAGAGCAAGATTTATAAGCCAAGTAAGAAGACTTTACAGTACAAAAGAATATAAAAGTGTATATGATTTAAGTAACGATGCTATTAATTTAATTGTACAAAACAGAAAAGGATCTCCTCTCTATAAAGACAGTAATATGGCTTATGGTGTTAACAACTACACCTATGAATGGCCAATGGAAGAATTTGTTGACGATTACTGGCTTCCTTTCACATATAACACAGATGAAAAAATTAAAGATCATTTATATGTGTATCTAAAAGACGATAGCAAAGAAGAAAATAAGTTTACATATAGGCCGCTCGTTAAAGATGTAGATTACAAAATGGTAGGTAACAAACTTACTGTACTGTGTGATGTAATCTTTACGCCTAATTTAGATCCAGTATTGTTAATTAATTATTACAATATGGATTTAGAAAGTTATATTCCTCCTAGTCCTGTTAAACTTGGACTACAGTTTGGATATAAACCAACTGTTTTAGCAGACAAAATAATCTGCCATGATGGTTACGAATATAGCAAAGCATCAGATGCAGACTTGTATGACTTTACAGATAGTAAATTTGATCCAGTAGTAGCAGCACTATATGATTTAGAAATAAGAATATACAATGGTTTAGTTATGCAAGATAATCTTGTTCAAGAAGAGATTAATCCATACAAATCAGCTTATGACTATATGCCTAGCTTACATAGATCTGTTTGGTATGATTTGCTAGAAATAAACAGCTATACAGAACAGTTTTTTAATCTTTGGTTATCTAAAAATAATATAAGTGATATTAATCCTGACAGTTATTTTGATACATCAGATGAAAATACATGGAACTATAAAAGTGAAGTAGATGCACTAGGAGATAAATCAATTCCAGGACATTGGGTGGGTGCGTATACTGCTATATTTGGTACATCAACTCCTCATCTTACACCTTGGCATATGTTAGGATTCAGCTTTAAGCCAACATGGTGGGACAACAAATATAGCTGGACTAATACAGTAAAAAGAAATAAATTACTTACAGCATTACGATTAGGAAACGTTTCTCCTAATGATACAATAATACAGGATTTAAGATATGCTAGATATAATTGGGATTGGGAAGATAAATGTCCTGTAACTTCAGCAGGTACACTAGAAAGCATTAGTACTATTTTAGGTATGCCTAGTGAGTTAAACAGGTCAGTACCATTTGAGTTTGGTGATTGGGGGCCTGTAGAACAAGAATGGAGAAAGTCTGCTATTGGCTATATGAGTTTAGTAGACGCAGTAGTCAAACTATCACCAGGATTAGCATGGAATGAATTTATACAACCAGGATCAAGAACTGGTCATAATGATAAAAATATACATATAAGTGAACGCACTAAAAACTTTATGAATAGTAGCGACTACTTAATTCCTGGTAATGTATACGGAAAAACAATTACAGGTGTAAAACTAAGCAATACAGAAGATGCATTTGATGTTAATGCTACAGAATTTAATTTGATAGGTCCTGATGATACTCCTATTATAAACACTGCGGTGTCTTACTTTGATCTGAATGGCTTTACTACTGACATTAATAATGAATTTAAAGTTTACAAGTTTATAAGCGGAGCAAGTGTTTTAAAAAGAGGATATCTATTTGAAAAGGATCCTACAATTGTAAGTAGTGTGCCTAGACAAACTTATAGTAAAACTACATTAGAAATTCTAACAGCAGAAGTGCCTTATGTATCTAATGGTATACTACAAGCACAACACAATTACATATTACGTAATCAATATAACATAGATTTAAAACAAATTTATAGTACAATTGATACACAGCTTACACATAAACTAAACGGATTTAGTAATAATAATTTATTAAAGTTTAAAGCAGATAGCAGTTTATTTGGTCCAGTTGAGTTATCAAGCAATGACTTTGAATTACAAATGTACACAGGCGCATGTAAAGATAATCCTACAGCAAGTAATGTTACAATTACAAAGCAAGGTACATATTATGTTGTAAAAGGTTTAAGCAGTAACAAACAAGAGTTTTTATTTTATGAGCCTGATTTAAGTAATAGTGCAAAAAGTGTAGAGTTAACTTTAAACGATTATACTTTCAGAAAATATGAAAACTTTGTACAAGCACCTAGTGTAGCAGAGTTTGGAACTAAATTTTCTAGAATCCAAGACACTTATAACTTTATAAGAGGTTATTGGGAATGGATGAATGTTAGTGGATATACTTTAGAACTTCCTAGAGATGCAGCAGGTATGACATTTGTAAAATGGGCAGTAGCAGCAGGTGAAGGAGATTCTATAACTATAGAATTAGGTAAAGCAATTACATTCAAACCACAAAACGGCACTGTAGAAGAATACAACAAGTATGGATATCATGACAATGATATTTTAAGCACAGATGGTAAGACTATTGAAAATAAAGACCTAGGTATTACTCGTGAGGATGGTACAGTATACATTACAACAAAAGACAACAGTTACATTGGTAGCGTAAGCAGTGTTGTTGTTGAACATGAACATGTAGCTGTAATTAATAACACAACATCATTTGGTGTTAATATGCTTGATCAAGCTAAGGGTAATAGATATGATAGATTGTTTTTACACGGACAAAAAACTCCTGATTGGACAGGAGAAAAGAAAGCTCTAGGTTATCTAGTACAGGACAATGGCATTGTTGAAAACTTTGATACGTCTGCAGAAACATTTAATGATTTTTACAGAACTGATGTAAATGAATTTAACAACGGAATAACAAAGTCTAAAGACTTAACAATAGGAAATCAAAATGACATTTTAGATTTAAATCTAGATAGTACAACATTAACAAACTTTTATCAAGGTGCTATTAAAAAGATGGGAACTAATGATGTAATTAACGGTATTGATAGAGCTAAACTAAATCATGGCTTGACTACTGTCAATATACATGAACAGTATATGTTTAGACATAGTTATATGGGAGATACTAGTCAACTAGATAGTACAGAATTTAAAATTACTAGCAACGATTTAAAGTTAAATCCACAAGTAATTACATTTAATAGTCTTGCAGATACATCTATATCTAATAATGTATATAAATTAGCAACAGGCAATCCTAATATAATTAAGCAAGGAAATACAAGTTTTGAAACTATCCAGTTTGACGATACAAGTTTAGAATTATTAAGTGCTGGAGAAGTTTTAGAATCAGAAACTAGATATACAAGTACAGATATGGACAGTATTAAAGACGTGTTTGATAATACAGCAGATTATGCAGTAATTGAAACTTGGAATAATACCAGCAGTTATAAAAGAGGAGACCAGGTAAGACACAAAGGATCCTTATATAAATGTAATATTGATGCAACAGGTATATCCACTGTATCAGACGAAATTATTGAAATAGGATCCTTTGGTAATCCTGTATTTGATTTTGGCACAACTGCTAATATTGCTGACACAGTAACAACTTTACAATCAACTAAAACAGTATATAGTGACATTGTTGCTGTGGGATCTATTAATAATCCAACAATAACAAATACAAACACTTTAACAATTAATGCTACTCCAATTTTATTCAGTAACCTTGTACAACAAAGAGAAGTTCAAGGACCTGCTATAATTTCTGGTAATAAAATTTTACCTAGCTTTAATGATGTAACTAATAAAAGCATTACTGTAGGAAGTAATGCTGTTCCTAATATTTTTGTAAACTTTGATACTACTCCTGCAAATAAAATACAAAACTTTACAGGCGTAAACGAAGGAGTAACTCCAGGAGATATTATAGAAACATTTACTGGAGATGGAACACAAACAAATTACACTATTGCTCAAGTGATTACGACACAAGGATACGATGTTGCAAGTGTTACAATTAACGGCGTAGTAACTACTGACTTTACCCTTGCAGGTCAAATATTAACATTTAATATTGCTCCTTTATTAGGCGATACTATTGTTGTAACATTGGCACATGATACAATTATTAGTTTAAAAGATACATTTACAATAACTGTAGAAACTATAGGCTCAGGTACTCCTTGGAGTGTTGGATCTGTAAAAGTATCAGGTAATATTTTATCTAATTCAGGATATTCAGTAAACGGACAAGACATAACATTTGTTACTGCGCCAGCACAAGGTGTTCCTATTGAAGTAACTATTGTGCATGTTCCTATATCAATGAATACTAATGAAATTGTATCTACAATTAATAATGCAGTTCAAGCTGCTGGAGAAAATAATATTTCCGCATCTATAAGTAGTAACAATACATTAACAATTACATTACTTAATACAAATGATCCAGACGAAATTTTAAGATTAAGTGGTGGTGGTTCAAATGCTTTACTTGGCTTTAATACATCAGAAACAATTGGTATACAGGATGTAGCACTAGTTGCTGTACAAAATGATTTACCATTAAGTTTAATTGTTTCTCAAATTAATGCAGCTAGTGTACCTAATGTCATAGCAAGCGTAAATGGAAATAATTTACAACTTACAAGCACAAACACAACAATGTCCGTAAGTGGTAATGCTGTACCTTTATTAGGACTAGAAAATTCATATGACGCAGGTCAAAATACTGTAAACACAACAGTAAGTGCAATCGATGCAGTATCACAAATACAACAAACATTATCTAATGCTGGTATTACGGATGTACTGATAAGTTTAGATGCAGGACGTATAAAAATTACAAGTACAAGAACAAGTTTAAATCTAGGAGATACTGAATTTAATAGTACTGCATTTTTAAATACAGGCATAGTTACAAGTACCTCAACATCAATATCAAATGAATTTAATTATAGTGAATGGATTGATATAACAGATCAAGATCCTGCATTATTTAATATATGGGTAGCAGATGATAGCGCATATGAACTAAGCAATGTAAGTGGAGTTACAACTAAATTTTATGGTTGGAATGTTTTCCAGGCAACTAATACTGGTATGCAATCTCAGTCTAGCTCAAGTATAGATGATTGTGGCATATGTGCAGGAACAGTAACACAAGACGGTAATGATGCTGAAGTTACAACTAATATACCTCATAACTTATCTGTAGGTGATTATGTTATGCTATTAAACACAACAACTACTCCTAATATTGATGGTATACATAAAGTTACACAAGTCTCTAATAGCAATGCTAATGTGTTTTATATTGACAAATTTATAGAAATATGTGGTAATGCAGTAAGTATCTTAACTTTAAGAACGATGAGATTTGAAACTACATCTCAAAGAGATACTGCTACTTCTTCAACTGAATGGAATATTCCTAATAATGCAATAGGGTATACAAATAAAAATGACACCAATGAGAGAACAACTAATGTGTTTACTTACCTTAACAGTTCTTCAACTTGGACAAAAATAAGAGAGCAGTCAACACGTGTTACAAATAACGATCTGAGTCATTTGCTTGTTTACAATACAAAAGACAAGAACCTTGCATTAGAACTAGAACTATTTGATCCTGCACGAGGAATAATTCCTGGTGTTGCGGATAGAGAAATAGATCTAAAGACAACTTTTGATCCAGCAGCTTATAACTCTTCTAGCGATCCTAACTATGCTATTACAGAAAACGATTGTTGGACAAGTAATTTTGTAGGCAAACGTTGGTGGGATACAAGCACTGTAAAATACTATGACTATGATCAAGGACTGAGATCAGGTCCTAATGGTACATATACAGATTACGATTATATGACTACACATTGGGGTAAATTATTTCCTGGTAGTGAAATAATTATTTGGGAATGGACTGCAAGTACTGTGCCTCCAGATGATTATAAAGAAGCAGTAGAAGGTAATGTCGTGATGTTTGGTTCACCAGCAACAGGTGAAGCTTATAGCATATTTGATGTTTCCTTAAATGAAAATCTTTACTTTTATACAACAGATCAAATGTGGAATCCAAGTTTAGGAAAGTATACAGAAGTATATTACTTCTGGGTAAAAAATAAAGAAACAATTAGTAATCCTAACTATAGACTTACAAACAAAGCAATAGGTGATATTATTGAGGATCCTACAAGCAACGGCATTAGTTGGTTTGCAGCAATTAATAGTGATACAATTATTGTATCTAATATTAGTGCATATGTAGATGATAACAATACAGTGCTACAAATAAATCGCAAGACACAAGATAATAGTCACAGTAGTTGGATGCTAATTGCAGAAGATAATGATGTAATTCCTGATTACTGGTATATTGGTCTAAGAAACAATTATAGTAGACTAGATAGCGAGCTACAAAAAATACCTGATAATAAATTGCATCCTGAGAATAGAATAGGTGATGATAGAAGTATTAAACAAGTTTGGTTTACAGATATTGATTCTGCAAGATATAACGGTGTTTTTATTATCAATGATTTATTTAAAAGTATTAATATATTTGAAGACTTTAACACTACTTGGACTAGTATAGTAAATGATGATTACAATCCTGATAATAGAATACCTTTTAGTGATAAGATTTGGAAATGGTCAGATTATTATACAGTAGATTACAATCCTGACTTACTACATACAGATACATTAGATAATACATTACAATTACAAAATGTTGATACAAACATTCATTCTTATGTAAAAGTTAGACAGTTCGTACAACAGATTGATAGAAGTGAATATTATCTATATATTAACAACGAGTGGAACTTAGTCCGTAAAGAAAATAGTACAGTAGCATTTGATGCTAAAGCATTATCTGAAACTATTGGTTGGGACATGGCAGCCTGGGATAGTATAAGTTGGGATAATACATTTATACAGGACTATTGGATTAGAATAGTAGATGCTTTACGCAATGTATTATTTGTTGGTAAGCATAGAGATAAGTTTAACACTTTCTTTTTTGAAACTATTAAGTATGTAATTGCAGCAGAAACAAAAATTGATTGGGTACACAAGTCAACATATGTTCAATTATTAGTAGACCAAACAGTATCTACTAATACCCGAGTATATAAAAAGAATGATATAAACACTATTATTGGGTATGTAAACAAAGTTAAACCTTTCCATACTAAATTAAGTGATGTATTTGATTACTACAATACACCACTTGATGTTGCAAATTTAAGTATTGAGGAAAATGTTTTACCAGATGATGGATTTAGAGCTACATTGTCTTATCCACAGGTTGAGAAAAAAGTAGTAGGAAATGAATTAAAAGACAGACCAATCTTCAATTACGAACCTACTTTTTCTGGTACAACACACACTAGTTTAACAGACTGGAGAACAGTGGCCACATTGGATTATCCAGTTAACACTACTTCAACTTATACAGTAGATAAAGATCAGTATGTTCTAGGTGTTAATGAATGGGCTATTGCTAAAGTATTGGTAGGCACAAACGAAGTTCAATATCCAGACGATTATATTATAGTGGATCAAGATATTGTGTTTGGCATTGTACCTACTCAAGATGTTACAGTAGTATTAAAACCTGCAAGAGATAGAGTGTATGATGGTGGATCATTTACAGATACAGATAATAACTTTGAAGAATTACATAACATGGGTACGTTTACAGATTTTACTATGTACAACGACTCATTAGAAGGAGCACCACATAATACAATTGCAACTGTAAGACCAGAAGAACTATTAAACATTACAGTTCAAACAAATGAAGTAGGAAGCACAAGCGATAGCAAGACAAGAACATTTATGATGATTAAAAATAATCAAGGCATAACAAGTGCTTTTGGGCTTCCAGATAGTAAAGCAAGCACACTATCTTCAGATTTTGGATTTGAAGATACATCAGCAGATATAACAGACGCAACTGCATTTGCAGATGTTGGCTTTGCTGTAATTAATTTAGAACTAATTAAGTTTGTGAAAAATGGTAACGTTTTAAACATTATACAAAGAGGTTTGAACGGTACATTTAGTATTAGCCATAGTTCAGGAGATACTATAGTTGATGTTACAAATGCTTACTTAGTTTCAGAAAATATGGATAGTCAAAGATTTAATGAGATTGGAAAGAGCTTATTAGACAGTGATGGATCTTTAGAGGCAAGCGAATTGCTTTCACAAGGACGAGGAATAGATATATAGCAAGATAATTAATCGGCTAAATACTACATAAGGAATGGTATCAGATTATGAAAAATTTTATTGAACAACCAAATGTTAGTGCAGAAGGACATGTGTTAATAACTGACTTAGATACAAAGGAAGTTTTGTTAAACAAGTATAATGCAATTAACTTCGAAAATTTAGCATTTGCTATTGCAAATCTATTATCAGGCGAAGTAGGGCATGGCATTAACCATATGGCATTTGGTTATGGCGGCACAGACATAAATCAAAACGGACAGGTAAATTATAAGACTCCTAAAGTCAATGGTGCAGATGGTGGACTTTATACATCGTCTAATTTTACAAAAACAATTGAAACATTTGAAGTTGATAATCAAGAAACACAACCATATACTGATTTAATTATGACAGTAGTATTAGATTATAATGATCCTAGCGATGCCAAAGATACAGATACAAGTGTAAACTTTGAAGAAGAAAAAGACTACGTTTTTGATGAAATAGGCCTAGTGAATAATAATAATAAATTTTTAACACATCTAATCTTCCATCCAATCCAAAAGAGTAAAAATAGAAAATTAGAAATTAAATATTCTTTAAGAATAAAGGCAGGAGTGTAAGATGGCATATACAATAGAAATAAATGATGGACAAATTACAATTAATGATGGTGAGTTAAATCTAGAAACAAGTTTGCAACTTGTAGGTAGAGACTACTTTGGTTACGGCGAAGCTATTGCACAAAACTTAGTAGACTTACTAGAAAATTTTGCATCTGCACCCTATGCAGATGGAGACTTTGGTCCTACTAATCCAACAGTAGGTCAGCTATGGTATAATAAAGGCATAGCGGGATATAAATATTGGAACGGAACTACTTGGTTAAACTTAAATGCTGGGTTAAAGGCAGTAACAGTAAAGGATAACCAAAACATAGATCATACAGTAACAGTAATGTATGAAACAGATAGTAATGGTGACGAAAAATTAATCGCAGCATATAGCGCAGAAGATATTCCAGTACTGCACAATGATGAACCTTTAAAAGATAAATTTGTAGCAAATACAATTTATAAGGGTATAACATTAGCAGTAGGAATGAAACTTCACGGTACAGCAACATCAGCACAATATGCTGACCTTGCAGAGCTTTATCAAAGTGATCAAGAATATGAAGCTGGTACTGTATTAAAGATTGGCGGCGAAGCTGAAGTGACACAAACAACTGATGCGCTTTGTATGGAAGTGTTTGGTGTTGTAAGTAGCAATCCAGCGTACTTAATGAATAGTGCAGCGGAAGGTACAACTGTTCCAGTGGCACTAGAGGGTAGAGTTCCAGTAAGAGTAATTGGTGAAGTAAAAAAGGGACAGCGTCTAGTTGCTAGTGAGACACCAGGTGTAGCACGTGGAGTAACGAAGTTTGAACATGCAGAAGGCGACGATTGGTTTAGAATGGTTGGCCGAGCATTAGAGGATAAAACAACTTTAGGCGAAGGTTTGGTAGAAGCAGTAGTCGGAGCAAAGTAATATGAGCACCTGGCTACCAGACACAGAAGTTAGCGTTGGCAAAATAATAAAAGCAGAACACTTTAACACAATGTTAAGGCGTTTAAAAGACTTCTGGGTAGGCGATTTATATACATACACATCAGATCATACTGAAAATGATCCTATTCCTGCTGATGTTCCATTTAGACGACATGGTTGGGGTCAACCAAACATTTTGCCTGCAGAAGTAAGTGTAGGTCAAATTATTACTGCAGAGCATATTAATCATCTAATAGTAGTTCTTAATGTAGCAATATTTCATATTGATAAAACAGACTTACCTCCAATGGCAAAAATTACATTTAACTATGATAACGATCCATATGGAACACCAACTAATAGTATAGCAACTGTAGACATGTCATATTATACTTTAATAATGACAAAAATGGATCAAATTGAAAATGCAAAATACGATGCAGATAATATATCTATTATAACAGATGTAGCATTAGTAGAAACTACACAAGGATTTACCTGGAGCGATGACTTGTATTGTATTTTAGGTGCAACATTTAATGATTATAATGAAGCAAGACATTATTTTAATAGTGGTGGTGTAATTACATTTGAACTAGAATGTGGAGGCGCATCAGGCGGATCTATACCTAAGTGGGAACAATTTTTTCATCTAATTGGTGAAATAAGAATTGGTGCAGACAGTTCTACTACTACTGGTTTTCTTCAAAACACTATTATAAACGGAGGATTTTATAATATAGATTTTGGTACAGATTGGACAACAATATTTGAAATTGCTGGGCAGCAATTTATTAATAGTGAATATGGCCCTGGAGGAGAATACGCTGGAGAATATGGAAGAGGTGAATACGCTGGAGAATATGGTAATGTATATAGCCTAGGTGAATATGATTCTAGACGAGTACGTGTTCAAGGACGTATTATTGAAGATATCAATGAATATAGAATAGAACTTAGAATAATATTATTAGAAGACGCAGAGGATGATCTGCTTCCTATTCAAAATACGATAAGTGTAACTGTTGGATATTTAGAAATTTTAGACACACCTACATTATCAGACTATACTAGTATTACAGGACTAGAACAATATTTTACATTTAAAGATAACCCTAGCTATAAATTTGAAGCTAAACAAAGTCCAACTGTAAGCATAGTTCAGCAGTGGACATCTGAAGATCTTTAAAATTACTCATTGACAAACAAGGATAACTATTGTATTATTAACAATAACTACAGGAGTGATCTATGGATGAAAGATTACAGAAAGCACTAGACTTTTCTAACTATACACTTACACTAAACAATCAAAAAAGAAATATTAAAAATAGAGTTGCACAGCTTCAAATGGTGCATAGTGATGGTGGTGTCTTTATTGCAGACCATACAACTATTAATTTTGTTAAGCATATGGCTGATAATGACCATAAGAATGTTTATATATTAGACAGTAAAAATAATCCTATTAAGGTTACAAATCCATCTGACTTGTATGATAAATTGATGAGTGCATACTATAGTGCAACTAACGAGTATGCAACAGAATATGAAAAGCTAAGGAAGGCTAGGAACATTAAACAAATTATGGATTGGTAATGGCGTACGAAGCAGAAAATGGTGTTTGCTTCTTTGCTTACAACAATAAAGAAATTGATTATATAGAGCTCGCAGTACTAGCAGCAGGATATGTAAAAAAATATTTGGGCCTTCCTGTGTGTCTCATAACAGATAGTGGAGGCAAAAGCTGGTTGTACGAAAGCCAACAACAAGATAAAAAATATATTGATTATATTGTTGAAACAGAAGATGAGTTGCCTACAAACATGCGCAAGCATTATGACAGTCCTTGGACTGAATTTTCTGCTCAGTTTAGCAACGGTAACAAACATAAAATTTATGAGTATAGTCCTTTTGAAAAAACATTACTGCTAGATATTGACTACATTGTAAAAACAGACTTTCTACTAAAAATATTTGAAAGTGAAAATCATATAGCAATGTTTGATTCTGCACTTACTGCTCGTAACTCATTACCAGCGTTAAATGAAAGACGTTTGTATGATGCTGGAGTTAAAATGTGGTGGAGTACTGTTGTATATTTTGACCGCAGTGAGTTCAGTAAGATGTTTTTTGACTTATGGGCGCATGTTGCTGATCACTATGATTTTTATCAATACCTATATAACTTTCCTGGAAAATTATTCCGTACAGACTATTGTGTAAGTATTGCTGCACACATACTTAATGGTATGGAAGATGGAGATATTATTAATAACTTTGACAATATTCCTATGAGTTTTATGAGTCAAAAGGATGACATAGTTGAAGTAAACAATTATGAGGATTGGATATTGTTAGCTCATGATCCACGTGAACCTTGGAAGAATATTACAGTGAAGCATAGTAAATATGACTTGCATGCAATGAATAAAAGAGCACTTGCGAGAATGACACCTAAATTATTGGATATGTTACGAAATGAATAATGGATATGTTATAAGTGCAATTACTGATATAGAAAAAAGACAAGCCACTACGCTTGCTTACACTATTAAGAGTTCTATGCCTGATGCAAATGTAACGCTTGTTACAAATAATTTACAACAAATTGACAAAGAATATTATGAACCTTTTAATGAAATTGTTGAATTTCCTTTCACAGTTAAAGGTACTACAAGACAAAACGATTGGCAATTATATTGGGCTAGTCCGTACCAAAATACAATTGCTATTGATTGTAAGTCTATTCTTAAACAAAGCCAATATCAACTTTGGGATTATCTAATTGAAGGATATGATATTGCATTTCCTAATAGTGTGTTACACTACAACGGAAATAATATAAAATTAGATAATAGAAGAGTATATGAGGAAGAATACTTTACAACTAATTTGTGTTCAGGAATGTTTTATTGGAAAAAAGATACAGAACTAGCTCTAAAATATTTTAAAATGGCAGATGTAATTATGCAATGGTGGGAGGATAGCTGTAGGAAGTTTTATGCAGAACATCATGTTCCTTTGTATTATGATAGCGACCTAACTCATAGTCTTATTGGTAATCTTATAGGGGAAGATCTCACAGTATCTGATAGTGATTTATTTACATATATTGATATGGATGCTACTCTTGCAAATGGATATTTAGGTAGGTGGAACAATTGGACTGATAGGTTAAGTGTATGGGCAAGTAATAATGGCAAAATTAAAATACAAAATTTTGCTATTAACAGACTACTAAACTATAATGATGATAATTTTTTAACACAAGAAATTTATAATGAACAGCAAAACTATTACAGATACTCAAATAAAAAATAATATACCATATTGGGTTAAGTTTTCTAAGCAAAACGGTAAAATAAAAGGTATAAGTAGTAGTCCTATACAGGACTTTGATGATAGTGAGCGAGTTATTGAAAGTATTAATCCAGTATGCAGAGACTTACTAAAAGGAAAAGCCAACAGACGTAACTATGCTGTGCTTTGGGATCCTGTAAAAAATATTTGGGAAGTTGATGTAAAAAGTAGTACGTTAGTTATAAAGCCATTAAGCGATAGACTTGCGCCAGTTACAACAGAAAAAAATCCTTTTTCTACTGATATACACATTACAATTAGTAAATTATCAGGTGCAGTTAAACTTACAGCCAACTTAAAACAAATAGCAAAGCATCTAAACCTAAGTAGTATACAACAAATTGTTTCAGACGATACAGGATTAATAGATCTTTATTTTACTAGAAAAAATGATCCTGATTATCTTATACAAGTGCTTAGTGTAAATGCTGAGGAACTTATTGTAAACAGAGAAACAATTACATATATCGACATAAAATTTTTAGATACTATAGATTGGACAGACGTTAGTTTATACACAAAACCTATTTTTAAAATGTATAGTATGGAGTTTTTAGAGAGTAATGTAGAAATTAAAAGTACGCAATTACATGGTCAGATTAGTCGAGCTACATACAAAAACAATACAAATGACACAGATATAAATATATACGTAGTTAATGATAAAGTTATGATAAAATCTAATCTTACTCATCAACAACTTTACTACTTTAAAGGAAAAAAGACTTTTCCAATTTACATAAGTGATAATGAAATAGATAACTATATTACAACACTAAAACTAAACACATTAGATTTGTGTCATAATACTATAACAGAACTAGATAAGCCTTGGTATTGGCCTGATGAACCATTTATTACTTACAAACATCCTAAACTAAGGATAAACTACCATAACGGAGAACAGCAATGACAAATATGACAAGTATCAACGAATTTGATATAGTATATCTTTCTTATGATGAACCTAATGCAGAAGAAAATTTTGCAGACCTATTAGACAAATGTCCGTGGGCAAAACGTGTACACGGTGTAGAAGGTTCTGATGCTGCACACAAAGCATGTGCAATGGAAGCAGAGACAGATAGATTTATTACTATTGACGGAGACAATATTGTACGACAAGATTTCTTTAGTACTGAAGTTGATATGGATAAAGTTAGAGATACAGATGTTATTAGCTGGGCTGGTAAAAATACAATCAATGGTTTAGTTTATGGTAATGGTGGTATTAAGTGTTGGCCTAAAAGTGTTGTAATGAATATGCGTACACATGAAAACGCTCCTACAGATGACCCACGTGCGCAGGTAGACTTTTGCTGGAATATTAACTATGTACAGATGAACAACATTTATTGTGATGTTATGAATAACGGTAGTCCATTACAGGCATGGCGGGCAGGTTTCCGTGAAGGGGTTAAGATGACATTGGTAGATGGAGACGTGGTAGATCCTCTACAGCTGGAAAGACTTGTTCATAAGAAAAACTTCCAAAGACTTCTAACTTGGATGAGTGTAGGTGATGATTGTGAGAATGGTATTTGGGCAGTGTATGGTGCTAGACTAGGATGTCAAATGACAAATATTCTTAGAGATACTTGGGATTGGAAAAATGTAAGAGACTTTAATTGGTTAGTTAACTATTTCGAAACGGAAGTATTACCTAAGTTTCAAGACAACGATGACCAATTGTGTAAGCGGACAGGTGTACGTTGGAACTACAAGGCTGTTGAAGAAGAAAGTTTACGCCTAGGCATTGAGCTAAGACGTGACTTAAAATTACCTATTGCAGATTTAGGAGTAGAAGGAAGTCGATTCTTTAAATCAGTTTATGTAAACCCTAGTCGGTTAGGCGCACAGGTACGTGAGGATCAGGTAGAAGATACCTTAGAGTAATTTATGAATAAAGTAAAACATCAACCATGGGCATCTGGCGCATCTGGCCATATGAGTCATCCTATTTTTGGTAATGTGTGGATTAAAGATACTCAGGGTTTAGATTATGAGCAGCCAGACTTAAAAGGCAGATACTGTAATAAACTTTTTACATGGCTTGAAGTTGATATGCATGGTAGATGTTGGATGTGTTGTCCTAGTTGGTTGCCTTATAATATTGGCAATATACTGGAAGACAGTATAGAAGATATCTGGAACGGTCCAAAAGCTCAAGAGTTACGTAAGCAGATTTTTTCAGGAGACTGGCATTATTGTCAGGCTTCTTTTTGTCCAGCTATACAATCAAATGATTTACCAACTATTGATAGAGTTTTAGCAGATAAAGTGTCTTCTCATGATTTTGAAAAACAAATGCTAAAAGACAAAACTACAATTGTACCTGTACTACCAACATACATAAACTTTAGTAATGACGAAAGTTGTAACTTAAAATGTCCAAGTTGTAGAACCACAAAGCTATTATATACATCAGGCAACCTTTATGATAAGCGTAAAGCAATCAATGACAAAATGATTGAAGCCTTTTTGACAACACCAACAGACAGACATTTTGGTATTTACGTAACTGGTAGTGGAGATCCTTGGGCAAGTAAAATATACAGAGATATGTTATACAACTTAAACGGTAACGACTTTCCTAATTTGTCAATTAGTATGCAGACAAATGGCGTAATGTATACACCTAAGTTATGGGATAAAATAAACAAAATACATAATAACTTACGTAATTGTAGGATTAGTTTTGATGCAGCTACAAAAGAAACATATGAAGGCAAAACAAGACTAAACGGAGATTGGGATTTATTATTATCTAACTGTGAGTTTTTAGATAGCAAGAAAAAAGAATATCCTAAGTTTAATATCATTTATGACTTTGTAGTACAGTACGACAACTATAAAGAAATGACCCAATATATAGAATTGGTACAAGAAAAGTTTCCTAATCATCATCAGATATGTTTTAGCATGGTAAGTGATTGGGGTACGTGGAGCCCAGAAGTTTACAATCAAAAATGTATTTGGAAAGAAGATCATCCTGAGCACGAACAATTTTTGGAACTTTTAAGAGATCCAATCTTTGATGATCCAAAAGTTGTATTGGGTAACCTAACAAGTATGAGAGAGAAGGCGTTAAGCAAATGAATGAAAATGAACTACAACGTGCATTAGATATGAAAGAGCGCCTTAATAAAGTTGGCTCTGGTTTTTGTTTGGCTAAATGGGATCAAGTAACTATGCACTTGCATAATGGTATGACACATAGTTGCCACCACCCACATCCTCATAAAGTTGATATTGACGAAGTAAAACGTAATTACAAAGCAATACATAACGATACAGAAAAACTAAAACAACGGGCATGCATGTTGAGAGGTGAGCGTCCTACTCCATGTAACTATTGCTGGCGGGTTGAAGATAATAATAAAGACGCTGTAAGTGATAGATATTTAAAGAGCAGTAACCTATTTGGTCATAGATTTGATGAGATTTTAAAGAGTGGACTAGGTGCAGACCATACTCCAGAATATGTAGAGGTTAGTTTTAGTAATGCTTGTAATTTAAAATGCACTTATTGCGGCCCTCATTTCAGTAGTAAATGGGTTGCGGAACAAGAAGCAAATGAACCTATAATGCTAACAGATGCAGTAACTAAAGAAGATACCTGGAACTATCATGGCCTAGATTGGTTACGAAGTGTAAACGAGCTTCCAATACCTGCTAAAGATTATAATCCATATGTAGAGGCATTTTGGAAATGGTGGCCAGAACTTAAACAAAGTCTTAAAACATTAAGAGTGACGGGTGGCGAGCCTTTAATGAGCAGAGACACTTTTAAACTTTTAAAACTAATTGAAGAAGATCCTATGCCTGATCTTCAATTAGGAATGAATACTAACTTAAATGCACCAGAAAAAAACTGGCAAGAACTTATAGAGTTTATTAAACGTAATGAAGACCAAAACTTAGTTAAAAAGATTACTTTGTATTCCAGTTTAGACGGATGGGGCAAGCAAGCTGAATATATTAGAAGCGGTTTAGACTTTAATTTACTTTGGGATAGACTGATGTATATGATTGAAAATCATCCAAGTGTTGATAATACAATTATGACTGCATATAGTTTGTTAAGTTTACCTAGCTACAAACGTATGCTAGAAGAAGTTTTAGCAGTAAAACAAAAATATAATAGATATAACGGATTATTAGAAAGTAGATTTAATCAATATAAGAATTGGTTCCATGAAAATAGTGATCCTAATTTTTGGATACGTAATGAAAAACCATGTGTAGTACATTTAGATATTAGTCCAATTTACTTTCCTCCTTTTCTTTCTGTTACAGCGGCGCATAAAGAACTGGCAATGCCTTATCTATGGGATCAATATAGTTTTATGATGCACAACTTAACATTGGGCGAGGACAACAGGAACTTCTATGACTTTGAAGCAGAGAAAATGGGAAGAGTAGCAGACTATAACTACTACAACGGCATAGGCTATGACAAATGGGATAGTGATCAAAAGACCCATACACAAAACTTTAAACGGTTTATTAATAGTATTGATAGGCGCAGAGGAACAGACTTTTGCAAAGTATTTCCTGAACTAGAAGAATACTATAGAGGTATAGAATGAACATCAAAGATTTGATAGAATCAGATGCAAGCAAACAAGAAATAATAGACAAAACTAAAAGCTATTGTCCTTTGCTATGGAGTCATCTGCATGTAAGTGCTAGTGGTGATGTTCTGCCTTGTTGTATTGGACATTGGGACTTACCTATTGGTAATATAAACAGGCAAAGTTTTGACGAAATATGGCAAGGCGACGAAATTAAAAAACTGAGAACAAAACTTATACAAGACAAAAAAGTACCTCATTGCCGTACATGTTATATGAAAGAAGATAGCAGTGGATTTAGTTTAAGACATGATGCTATTAATAAATTTCATGATGTAAGTAAACAAATGGTATTAGACACACAAGACGATGGCACTAGTGATAGTGCAAAGCCAGTGTATTGGGATATTAGATTTAGTAACATATGTAATATGAGATGCAAAATGTGTGGACATTTTAGTAGTAGTAAATGGTTTGCTGATGCTAAGGAGTTAGCTGAGGATGGTATATACAACTATACAACTGATAATCCTAAAGCAATTATACATGGTGTAGAGGATAGCGTTAGCTTATTAAACAGATTGGAAGAGTATTTACCACATGTACAAGAGATATACTTTGCAGGTGGAGAGCCATTGTTTATGGAGGAACATTATACTATTCTTAATAAGTTAGTTGAGCTAGGTATTACTGACGTTCATATTCGTTACAGCACAAATCTTAGTATAATGAAATATAAAAAGACTAATGTAGTTGATTTATGGAAACACTTTAGTAATGTTTATTGTGCTGGTAGTATTGACACATATGGCGCACGTGCTGAAAATATTAGGAAAGACACTGTTTGGTCTGAAATAGAAGAAAATATGTCTATGATTAAAGAGAGTACTCCTCATGTCAAAGTTGGAATAAGTCCTACACTACAGATAATGAATGCATATACTGTTTGTGATTTAAATAAAGACTGGATTGAGAAGGGATGGGTAACTCGTTATAGTATGTTCTGGAATATACTATCTAACCCAAGTTTTTATAATATACAACATTTGCCAGATCATATGAAAGAAGAAATAGAAACTATCTGGAAGGAACACTTAGAATGGTTACGTATTGCAGATCATAGTCCTGTACACGGAACAATTAATACTGCAATTAAATGGATGTGGAGTGGTAAACATAATCCAGAAGAACTTCATCAAATGTGTAAGCATACAAAACGTATAGACAAAATGCGTAATGAAGATACACGTGCTACCTTCCCTGAGCTAAAATATATTTGGGATAATTATTGGGATGATTGAACTTAACAATAATAATTTCCATGACGGACTAATTTTCAAATTATTAAAACTGTATGACCTAAACTACGCTGACAGTAAAAGTTATATACACTGGTGTGACATACAAGGCGATCCAGAACAAAATGATTTTTACTTGGGACGTATATCTGACAATTTAGATAGTCAAACTATTAGCGATGCACAAAGCGGTAAAGCTAAAATAGTTTTTGCTACATGGCAAGAAAGTATAGGGCCTAGTATTGAGCCATATCAACTATGTGATCATTATTTTGATGTAGACTTGTTATTAGAACAGTTCTGTGATGACAATAATATTCCTTATGAAAATGTTGTATGGGTTAGTGGTGACTTAACTACAGAAGCAAGACAAAAAAGCAAAGTAATTAAAAGCTATAGCTATACTTGTTATGGTCACGACATAATGGAACAATATAATAATCTCAAAGATAAAGGACTATGGGATATTATTCCATATAAGGAAAGAAACTTTAATAAAAAGTTTTTATGTTTACAAAGATGGATGAAGCCAGGAAGAGTATACTGGAGTTATCTTATGCATTTGAATGACACAATTCGTAAAGGACATGTTAGTATACCTAATCGTATGGCAACATTTAGTTTTAGTGAGAAAGTTAAACAGTTTATTAATAATTTAACAAATCATCCAGAACGCTATACTAACGAAAATATTAGTAAAGAAAAAATTAAAAAAATATATACATTGCTAAGTGATTTGAATTACGATGTTCCTTTAATATTAGATGTGCCAGATGCAAACGACAACTGGTGTGCTGGTGAAGATACAACTCTAAGCAGTGTTCCTTATTATAATACAAGCATGTTTAGTGTAATTACGGAAACACAGATAGAAGGTCCAGGTGTGTTTATAAGTGAAGCAGCATTTAGACCTTTTATATATCAACACCCTGCTATATGGATAGGACAACAATACACAGTTAAGTATTTAAAAGCAATGGGATTCAAAACTTGGGACTGGCTATTAGACGAGAACTACGACAATATTCCTAGTATGTTTAATAGACTGGAATATGCCCACGCAAGTTTACAGCAATTGTGTATTAAAAATGTAGATAAAGAGATTTTATATAAAATACAGGATCAATTAGACTATAATTTAGATTGGATGAGTACAGGATTTTATAATTATCAAAAACAAAAATTGGATAATATCCTAAAAGATATATTATATAAATAACATAGTACTTAATGGATATGAAATGATTTTATTAACAGGTGCAAATGGATTTATTGGAAGCCATTTAGCTAAAAAACTAAAATGTATTACTGTAGATAAAGAAAATTGCCAATATAATGGCGACTTAAATGATATTAATTTTGTTAATTCACTACCAGATGTGGACACAGTAATACACTTAGCAGCTTTTAATAGTACAAAAAACTTTTATAGTACACCTTTTAGTGTAATAGATAGTATTATTACTCCTACAATGAACTTATTAAAGCGTTATCCTAATGCACACTTTGTATATGCAGGCAGTAGCGAGGAGTATGCTGGTACAATTAATATGGGATGGGCAAAGCCTCCTACACCAGAAGATGTTCCTCTTAGTATTGAGGATATTACAAACCCTCGTTGGTGTTATGCAAGTGGCAAGATTGCAATGGAGAGTGCAGTAATAAGTCACAGCATACAATCAGGTAACACATATACTATATTAAGGTTCCATAATATCTACGGACCAGGACAACAAAATCATTTTATTCCTGAATTTATAGACAGAGTATTGCATGGACAATATATATTATATGGATATGATAACACTCGTAGCTTCTGTCACATA